TAAGCCGGTACGCACATTAACCTGACAATAAATTCATCGTCGTCATTAGCCCAACAAAACATTACCTTAATCGGGTTCTTCTCTACTGGTTCATCAGTCCATACATCATGCTCCCCCAGGATGGCGGATAGTCCACCCATAACTTGCATCATGTCTGCAATCGATTTGTTAAGATCGTTTTGCATTTCTTGTTTAACCTCATCTTTGAGGGTTAGCTTTTTTGGTTTCACTAATCCATTCTCCTTTCCATATCAATGCCGAGGTTCTCTGTGTAGAGAACCTCGTAACCTTTACCCTCGCACCTTGCGCATCGATCAATGATCAATTCATCAACCGAATCCATGCCATGACCACCACAGTTGTCGCACTCCGCCTCGACATATACCGTGTCTTGGCGAAGCACAATCCGAAGTTGCTCAAACTGCAATATTGTTTTCATAGCGCATCGTACTCCTGCGGGTTTGTTGGCTCCCGAGTAGTGTAATACTCAAACGCACGGCCCTCGACAGCATCAAAAATTTTTGAACCAACTCCGCCACATACAAACTCTTGGCATCTGGCGATGCCGTCTTGGTCAAAGTCACTGAGTTTGTTCAAGGACTCTACCTCAACAGTTTTCAAGTGCCAGTAGTTCGGCTCGTGCGGATAGTTGCGCTCGTAGAACCATTGACACCGGACTTGATAGTAGTTGTCCTCGTCCCCTGCATCTGGGTCACCGTAGTATTGCTCGTTAGAGGTGTAATGACCTTCATTAATCAAAGCCTTGCCTCCAAGCTTCTGATCTCGTCGTCAATATACATACGAACGAACTTCAGACCCAACAGCGTTGTTTGTCTGCTGAACTCCTGTGCGAACTGCTTAGACACTTCTTGCGCAGCGTGTCTCTCAGCAATTTTCGTGGCGTGATACGCCACCTCTTCTTTTGCCTTGGCTATCACTGCGCGTTTCTCTTCCACAGATTGCGGATCCTTTGCAGCCTGTTGTATTGTTTCAATAATACGTCGGCTTGCATTTTCCTCCTGCCATGCCTTGCGGATTATGTGCGCGTATGAGTTAACACACCCCGTCGCAGCAACAATATCTTTTAGCGTTGCTTTTGGGTTTTCGTTTAAGAAAGCGATGATTTTCTGCTTTCTCTTGCCGAACCTGATTCTTTTCGCCATTTTATGCTCCTTTGTTGAATCATTTGGTTTCGATCTAGTTAGACCGACAATGCGCTCCACAGAACGCATTGGCAGGTAACTACCTGTGACTGAACTGACCAAGACAGAAGACCAAATCACCGTTTGGCAATGTGCCCCGAATTAATTTATACGCCGGTGTGTCTCCCTCTCTTGGGCAATACTCGTCAAGAAGGCGATAGGCCATCTCTCTTGCTTGCTTATTAAAGTCCATTTCGTAATCCATACTCTCTACGATGGCATCCCACCCCTTTGCAAAGACCTTGATCCTTGAACCTCGGTGCGTGGTCGGGGCTAGGTATTTAGCTACGATTGCTTTCATTACATTTCCTCCCAGCTAATAAGTTGAACACTTTTACTGTTTTCTTCTTGGATTTCCTGGTGGGTTTTACCAACCATCCACTTGGGTTGGTTGGGAGATTGTCTGAGCCGTATCCAATCATCGGGGCATACATACGAATGGTATCTTCGGACAAAGACCTGCTTTCGGCTGCCCTTGTAAAGATCGTATGACTTTCTTGTAAAGACAGAATTTTGATTTCTGTGGAAAAACAAAGTCGATGTCCATTCAGTAGCGTACAAAACTCTTTGTACTGTTGATGCTGTTCTGCCAATTCCTCCCGAGTAAAGAACGTACCTAGTCGGCTCTCGGTAAATGTGTTCTTGCCTCTTGTCCATGTGCTGTTCTTCATCCCACATTGTAAATATCTCCTAGTTTTTACGTCTGTCCATTGTAAACAACTTTTAAACAAAGTCAAGTTTACATATAACACTAATTTTTTCAAAAAAAGTTTTTTGTTTTTTCCTGACAATTTGACGTTACAAACGTTACAACGTTACAAACGCTCTGTAGGTCAATAAATACAGTCATCTTTTTGGAACACCCTGGTTACGTTTGTTACACTTTTTATGAGGCATACTGACTCGTTTTTGATTTTGCCTGTTAATTAAGTTAATTTTCGTCACAGAACTGTTATAGGGATTTGTGCCAATGGTCGATAGAGTCGTTAAAAGAATTGAAGAAGAGACAGACCGTAATCTAACGAACAGGCAAAAAACATTTGCTCGATTGATCGTTGATGGCGTGTATACAAACACTGAATGCGCAAAACGTGCTGGTTTCTCAGCACAGACCGCAAGGATCAAAGCGTCCTGTCTTTTGAACGGTCGAGACTTTCCACACGTTGTTGAATACATCAAAGAGCTACGCCATGAACGTGAACAAAAATATGGGGTTACGTTGATCGGGCAACTGCAACGGCTGTCTGAGTTATCCAAATCTGCTGAAGAAGCGGAGCAGTTTTCAGCAGCAATCAACGCAGAAAAAATTAGGTCTGCCCTTGGTGGGTTGACTATTGACAGGCGCGAAAACATTAACCGATTAGATGACATGAGCAGGGCCGACATTCTGGCTAGATTGGCCGATCTTCAAAAGAAGTATCCGCACGCGTTTATTGAGGGAGAGTTTAAAGATGTCACGGGGTCCAGAAGCGAACTTTTGGAATGCGATCAAAAACAAACTTCCGACAAACTGTAAACACTGGCGGGTTGAAAACCGCAACGGTAATGGGTTTCCAGACGTATATGCCGTTTTGGATGGTTTTTGTTTTTGGTTAGAACTAAAAGTAACAAAGGCTAACAAGGTTTCCTTGTCCCCTTTGCAAATCTCTTGGCATACCTCGCATGCGATCTCCGGTGGTGTTTCTTTCATCTTAGCCAAGCACCTCGGATCGGGTGATGTATTTTTGTTCGAGGGCCAAGATGCGATAGCCGTGGCACGAAACGGTTTGAAGCATGAACCTTTGTACCGTGGCACGGTGTCCGGTGCGCTCCAGACGATTGCGCACTGCGCAGCAGTGCGCCTTTCTCCAGCCCCCAGGCAGCAGCACCAGCAAAAAATTGCGCGTTGTTGATTGCGCACTGCACAGCAGTGCGCACCAGCCGGGAACCAGGCAGCAGCAACCTGAAAAAATTGCGCCTCGGTGATTGCGCATCGCTGCGCGATGCGCAGCAGCCGGGTAGCTGCGGCAGCAGCAACAAAAAAAGGGCGACGCTTTCGCGCCGCCCTCCTTCGAGGTCGGTCGGGGTTACCACCAACAAGAGTAGATGACCTTGTTTCCTTGTTCGAGTTCAGCCTTTGCCCATTCAATGAAGGCAATGTCTTGGTCTTTGTATTCCTCTTCGGACTCGTCTTGGAACTGATGCCCGTAGAAAAAACCGCCTTGACTCCTCGGCATCTGGTTGGTTTGCATCTTTCGTTCGAGTTCAGCAATGTCCACCACATCGAGTTCAAGCTGTCCGCAGTTAAGCTCGACAGCAGATAGGCTAGTTTTTTCGACGAACTTTTGTTCCATGAATTCCTGCAGTTTGGCGTGTTTACGCCAAACGAATTGATGCTCGTGTCCCTCTGCGTTTTCTTCTTCTTCGCGTTCCCGCGCCCAAGCGTATTGATCGAGTCCCATGACTGTCTCCTATTTTTATTAAACGTGGCAAAAGCACCACGGTCAAAGTGTCTCATAACTTGTTCACTTTAAACAATAATACTATAGTCTAATTGCGCTTCGACGATTGCGTCTTGCTTCGCAAGACGCACGGAACCAGGCAGCAGCTTCGGATTGCGTTTCGACGATTGCGGTTCGCTGCGCGAACCGCACTAGCTGTCCAGGCGGCTGACATAAAAAAAGGGCGGCCCGAAGACCGCCCATGAGGGAAAGATTATTGTGCAAAAGGAATATGCTTTCTAAGCTGCACATCTTCTATCAACAATTGTTGGTCTCTTGGATGCTCTTCTTTCAGCCTTTCCATGGCGTGCTGATATGCTTCTGCGGCTGACTTGATGCCGTAAAGGGTGAAGCAATCATAGTCTACCCACTCGTTGCCGACGCGTGTCTGCAGGTTAAAAGTTGCGCTCTCGTTCCATTCGATACGGACACGATATCCATTGTTCCAGGTTCTCCAGTATTTCATTTGGCTGCCTCCGCAGTTTTTTGAGTTTGAAGAAACTCAATAGCTTTTTTTAGAACATTCGGAACGTTTTCACTGTCTCGAAACTTTGCTACAAACTTTGAGTAATAGTGCCCATCGGGACTTATTTTGTTAGAGGTATAAAAGAGTTTACTCAACTCCCCAAACTTTGGACTCCATGTAAACTTATGGTCTTCATGTTCTCCGCCTGGTTTCTTAATAGTTATCACAAGGTTACGGTTATCGTGTCCTCTGTCATACTCTTTGTCGTATTTAATTGATTGTATGAACATTTGATTCCCTCATGTTATTGGTTGGTGGTGCTTCGCGAAGCACCAGGTACTACACTACAGTATTGTTTAAAGTACACAATACTACCTTAGTCTAATTGCGCTTCGACGATTGCGCCTTGCTTCGCAAGGCGCAGCAGCCAGGATTTCTTCGTAAGCCAGGCAGTGCGCTTCGACGAGTGCGGTTCGCTGCGCGAACCGCTGCAGCCAGGAACCAGGCAACTCAAATAAAAAAGGGGCATCCGAAGATGCCCCTGTTCTTGGGAGAACCCCTTACTCACTTTCGTGTTCTTTTGGTAGTTTATCAACCAGGATTTGAATATTGGTGACTGCATAGTATAACAAGCCGCGAGCATCAAGAGCGACACCGTGCTCATACCAATCAGCCAGTCCCCACTCGATAGTCTTTTCAGCTAACTCGGAAATGGTGATTAAAGCTTCTTCAAGATCCTCTCTCGAAGTCTTGGCCTCGATCACACTTTCTTCCATGTCTGAATAGAGTTCGTTTACTGGTTGTGCTTTTTTGAATGATTCCATAATCTTATTCTCCCAATTCATGGCAACATCGCCATAGTTCTAACTATACTAGGTTGTGCATAGTAAACAACTAGACATTAGTCTAATATACATGGTGCAGCGCACAATTGCGCACCAAAAGAGTGCGTTTCGCTGCGCGAAACGCTTTAACCAGGCGCAGCAGCTGGGCATAAAAAAAGGGGCAGCCGAAGCTGCCCCCGTGGGGAGAACTATCACTCTTGATCGGGTTCCCAATTCCGAACAAACTCGCGTAGCCTCTCGGCATCCGCGCTTATCTCGTCTTCCATCTCGTCCGCAACTTCGGTGGCTAACCGCTCGACTGTTTCTGACAGCATGGTCATCATCGCAAATTTTTGCTCTCGCGTTGCATTCGATGAATCAAAATTAACCAGACGATCTAAAGCAGGGTTGCCGCTGACCTGACCCGTGTGCTGATCAGCCCAAAGTTCTTTGGTTGTTCCTGTCGGAAAACCCAGGATCTGATCATACCGCGAGTACAAAGTATCGAGGTATTGTTCGCGTGTAACGCCTGTACTTGTAGCACCGTTGGTTGGATCCAGAGCAGACTCGCGCAAAGCACGCGCCAACTCTTCAGGATTCATAACGCCATTAAAAAAGGCTCTGTCTAAATTTGGCATGGTATCTCTCCCCAGTTACCGGTGGCGGTATTGCCACATCCCAGATTGTCTCATACCTTGTGCACTATGAACAACCCCTATGGTCTTATACTTTAGTCTAATGCGGATCGCCGAGTGCGGTTCGCTGCGCGAACCGCTATACCCCTACGGGGGTTACTTGGGGTAAACCTATACAACAACGGTAACAACAGAAGGGGGGCACCCCCTATAACAGGGGTACATACAACATATACAGTGTGTATATATAAGATTGATAAATTTATTCAGAAATAGTTTCATTGGGCACCCCCTAAAACTGAGGTAAAAGCCGTTTGGAGTCCCAGAGCCAAGAAAAAATGCCCATGCGAATTCATTTGAACCTCCCAGGTGCGCCGTTAGTGGAGAACACTTTGTTTCTGATGGCGCAGTCTGACACGCACCGTTTTTACAATGACCGTGATATTGAGAGATTGATCCTTGCACCTAGGGACTATGACAAGTTGTTGGTTGCTTATGATGATCAAGCCAACCCGATTGGTTTTAGTACGCATGCGTTTTTATCTTCTGAAGCGGAGGAGGGTTACCTGACTCGGAGCAGGAAGCTGCAACCGATGGATTTTGAAGGAGAAGATGGTACTCTATGGTGCATAGACTTCGCTGCCCCGTTTGGAGACTGTGTTCATGTTATGCGGGTGATGCGGAACTGGTGTAATGAGCGGTATGGTCCTGGGATGAAGGCTAGGATATACCGGAGCCTTAGAAACCACA